CCCCTGGTTGGCCTTCGCCTGCCTGCTCAGTATCGCCGCCTTCGACGTGCGCAGCTTCACCTGGTCCACGAGCGGTAGGTTGCGGCGGCCGAGTTGGTTGTCGATGATCCACAGTCTAGCCGTGTCGCGGTTGCCAAAGTCGCGTGAGTCGACCTCGTAACTGATACCCAGCCGGGTGCAGATGTCGAGCCGGTTGTGCCCGTCGACCACGACATCGCCCCATGCAACGAGCGCCTCGCGTACACCCTCGGCCTTGATGTTCACCTCGAGTTGCTCGCGCTCCTCTGCACTCAACGGCGGGCAAAGTGACTTGAACTCTTCATCGATCCGCAACTTCTGACTCATCGTATCTCCTTCCGGCCGCAGCCGTAGTATTCCAACCCATGGTAAATCGCGGCTCAGTACACCCTGCACCTTCCCCGCAACGCGCCCTCGACCATCCCGCGCGTGATCAGCCGCCGGCAGTAGCCCGGGGCCTCTGCGTAGGCGGTGAAGGTCATGCCGGCCTCTGTGCGCTGCGGACCATGTCGAGGAGTAAGTCGCGGAAGGCGGGAGGGGTGGCGCTGGCGGCGCGCTTCCCGACGCGCGGCCGCACTTCCCCACTGCGCACGTGATTTCCGCACCACGACACAAGCGCCTTGCTTTCGGTGTCGGGAATGCAGCCCCACTTCAGCGACGGCAGCTTGACACCGCACGCGTAGAGCCACGTCGCCTTCTTCGCCGGGTGCCCGTATCGCCCCTGCTCGACATAGCAGGTCCACCCGCCCTGAAAGTCAGCGGCCACCCAGCCCCCCCCTGTCGGCGGTGCGTTGAGACCATGCGCTGCCCACGCGTCGGAGTACGCCGGGTGCTCGAGAACGCCGCCCCACTCTCGAACCGCGGTGAGGGCAGCAGCAAAACACCCGCCATCATCGCCTCGCTTGTGACCCCAGCGGGCCTCGACAAGCCCAGCGAGCCGACACCAGCGCGAACACGGCGGATGAGCGACCACGGAGAATGGCCCGGCATACTCTCTCGCGTCACGCCCGGGCAGGCCCCACGACTCGACGCCATCAAGGCCGTAGTAGCAACCGCCCGGCTGGACGTAGAGGGCCGCGACCGTCACCTCGCCAACCTCCCCTGCACCGGAGCGGTCGCTAACACCCGACAACCTGTATTGCTCTGCTCTTGTACTTCAACCGACGACACCGTTATCCAGCGTCGCGTTGCCCCGAACATGATTTCGCGGGCCAAGTTTTCACATGTAGATGGTCGCGTCATCACGTCATTGATGTTGTGGTGGTCGTACTTCGCGAGAATGTCGGCGAGCCCCTTATGGAGCTCGTGGTGCCTTCAAGGTTGTGCGCCGCGTCGAATTCCTGTCGGACCCAAAGTTCTGTTCTCATCGCGAACCCCTACGCCGTGAGTTGAAAGGCCAACTGCGGCGATGGAACCCATCGCCCCGGTGACTGTGTTGCCTCGATGCGAGCCGCGAGTACCTGAGCACGCCAAGCCTTGTCGGGCGGCTGATAGGTGCCGCGCCACTTGGTATCGATGCCGATGTTCTGGCCGATGTTGGTGCTGTCCGCGCCCGCGAATGGGATCCGACTGAACACGGCCGGATCAAGCATGCGCAGGCCGTGAAGCTTGGCAAACGGCTGGCCGTCCTCCGAACACGCAACCGCCATGGCTTCGGAGATGCGGCGCCACCATGCTTCGGTCCCAACCATCGCGAATGGCCCACTTGACCCGAGTGCGACGCGGTGAAAGCAAGAGACAAGGCGGCGCAGGCGGTTCAACGACTCGTGCATGTGCCAGACCGGGACGCCAATCGGAGCCAGGCTTTCTGGCCACTCGGCCACCAGCGCATCGTTGGCCTGCTCGTCTCCGTCAATGACGTCCGGGATCACGGCCCAATCAAAGGCTGGGTGGCGCGAATGCTCATGCACCCAATCATAGTAAGGGCGCCAATCGTTGACCGGCTCGCCATGCCTCCAAGCGCTGAACGCTCCGTTGTCAAGGGCGAACGACTGGCAGACTTCCTCGACGATCCCAAGATCTTGCGGGC